GATGCGGGATCTGCAATTCGTGCAATTAAGATGGGTAACACAGATAAACAATATTTTAATAATTTAAGAGATGCTTTAAAAATGGTAAAAGCTAGACAAAATGTAGTGACCAGAGAAGAGGCAGCAACTTTAAATCAACTTGAGGCAAAACTTAATAATGCTGTAGGACCCATGAGAGTTAATAAAACAAAATATGGCGGCGAAACAAATTACACTTTACAAGGTGGTAAAAATTACAGAGAAGCTGTCTTCACTTTGGATGAAGCTATCCCAACCAATAGAAGTCCATTTAATAAAGGTGGACATTTTACAGAGTCTCTACCTGACAATACTAATAATATTTATCACATAAGATACGATACTAGATTTACACCAGAGGGTAAAAAAGTATTTATGATAAATGAAATACAATCTGATGTTAACCAAAGTATTGCAAAGTCTTTAAGTAAATCACAACAACTTAATCCAGAAATAAGAATCAATCCTTTTCAAAAAGATATTGAAATATCTTTTATGTTAAATCAAAGAGCAAAGTTAACTAACGAATTATCTGAAGCTATCGCAAAGAACGATCAAGGTTTAATTAATCAAATATCAAATGAGCTTGGAAGAGCATCACAAATTATTTCTTCACTAGGAAAAAGAAGCGGTAATCAAAGAGATTATTTTCCTTTAGTTGAAGCAGATCAATATGGAGATCATGCACTTAAATTTTTAATGAACAAAGCAGCAAGAGAAAACGTTAGTTATGTAGCCGTTGCTCCGTTTGACAAATTAAGTTTTAGACAAGGTTATAAAGCTGGTAATGAAAGATTTTACGGATACGCATCTGGTAAGGGCATCAACAAAAGTGGTACTGCAGTTATGCCAAACAATATGAAAAGGGCAGCAAGATTTTATAATTCTAAAGCAGGACCTATAAAAATTTCATTATCAGATCCATCAAAACCTTACAAAAGTATTTCACAAGATACCTTTAAATACCCTAAAGAACATAAGTTATCTGGTAAAACTATTACAAGTAATTATCATAGTGACGCTAGTAGTAACCCTTTTAAAGGATCTAAGCAGATAACAGACAAGAATCCTAACTTGTATTTTGATGGATTTGCTATAGAAGTTAATTCATTAATGAGAGGTACACAAAAAACCTACAAAGCTACAGGGGGACTTGTAGTAGATATATTTAAACCAATAAGGTACAATCAACCATGGCTGTAGAAAAAGTAACAGAAGAATTTAAAGAAGAGGCTCAGGTAGAAGAACCTGAAGGTCTTCCAATTGATGTAGAAGTTGAAGGTGGAGAAGAGATTGTTGAAGAAAGACCTCAAGACGATTTCAACGCAAATCTAGCATTAGGTATGGATGAACGTACCCTAAAAGATATGGGTATGGATCTTATACAAGAATACAAGAAAGATAAAACATCAAGAAAAGAATGGGAAGACGCATATATTAAAGGTTTAGATTTACTAGGCACAAAATATCAAGAGGTAACAAAACCATTTAAAGGTGCATCCGGTGTCACGCATCCTTTATTAGCTGAGTCTGTAACACAATTCCAAGCACAAGCATACAAAGAGTTAGTTCCATCTGATGGGCCAGTTCGAACCCAGGTTGTAGGTGCAGTTACACCGGCCACCGAACAACAAGCAGACAGAGTCAAAGATTATATGAATTATCTTCTTATGGAAGAAATGGAAGACTACACAACAGACATGGATCAGATGTTATTTTATCTTCCATTGTCTGGATCTACTTTTAAAAAAATATATTATGATGCACTACTCGATAGACCCGTATCAAAATTTATACCAGCAGAGGATTTAGTTGTTCCATACTACGCATCTGATCTCAAAGATTGTGAGAGAATAACTCACGTGATCAAAATGACAGCTAATGAAGTCACAAAAAAAATGGCTGCAGGTAGTTACAGAGACATAGATTTAATAGATTCAAATAGTGAACCAGATCAAGTACAAAAAAAATTAAATGAATTAGAAGGAGTCAAAGGCACAGGATCAGATTATCTGCACAATATTTTAGAAATGCATGTAGATTTAAATTTAGATGACTTTGAAGACTTTGATGACAAAGCAAAAAAAATTAAAATTCCTTACGTTGTAACAATCGATGAGGGATCTGGAGAAGTGTTATCTATTTATAGAAACTACAGACCAAACGATATTACTTTTCAAAGAATAGAATACTTTGTTCACTTTAAATTTTTACCTGGTTTAGGTTTTTATGGTTTTGGTTTGACACATATGATTGGTGGCTTATCACAAGCAGCAACTCAAGCACTAAGACAATTGATAGATGCAGGAACTTTAAAAAATTTACCTGCAGGATTTAAGTCAAGAGGTATGAGAGTAAGAGATGATGACCAACCTATACAACCTGGAGAGTTTAGAGATGTAGATGCTCCTGGCGGAAACATTAGAGATCAGTTTTTTAATTTACCATTTACAGAACCATCACCAACTTTGTACAACCTTATGGGTTTTGTAGTACAAGCAGGACAAAAGTTTGCTGCTATAACTGATAACAACATAGGTAACGATGCACAAAACAGAGCTGTTGGTACTACAATGGCAATGATGGAGCGTGGTTCACGTGTTATGAGTGGTGTTCATAAGCGTTGTTACTATGCGATGAGGTTAGAATTTAAAATTTTAGCAAGAATTTGTGCAGAATCTTTACCACCTGTGTATCCGTATGATGTTTACGGTGGCCCAAGAGAAATAAAACAATTAGATTTTGACAACAGAGTAGATATTTTACCTGTTGCTGATCCAAATATTATGAGTATGGCTCAAAGAGTTACACTTGCACAAGCACAATTACAGATTGCTCAATCCAATCCACAGTTACATAACATACATGAAGCGTATAGACGTGTTTATGAAGCTTTGGGCACTAATCAAATTGAAGCTTTACTCAAACCACCACCAAAACAACCAGAACCTTTAGATCCTGCAAAAGAAAATGCACGTGCTTTGCAAATGAAACTACTTACTGCGTTTGAATTTCAAGATCACGATGCTCATATTGCTGCTCACATGGCATTTATGGCTACACGTATGGTGCAAATTAATCCACAAGTATACGCTTTGATGCAATCACACATTTCAGATCACATTTCTTTCAAAGCAAAAGCAGAAGTGAAAGCAATAATGATGGAAAATCCACAAATGCAACAGATGGCTCAAGGAGATCCACAACAATTTGAGATTATGTTTGAATCAGAGGTTGCAAAAGCTGCTGCAAGGATTACACAAGAGTTGGCACAGACAGAAATGCAGGCAAATGCTGCTAAACAAGACCCATTAGTCAGAATTAAACAACAAGAAATTGATTTGAGAGCCATGGATCTTCAAAGAAAAGCTGAAGAAACTAAATTTAGAGCAGATCAAGAGAATCAAAGAGCTGCAGCACGTCTGGAATACGATTATGATAGACTTGCTCAACAAGATGACCAGTCTGAAGACAGATTAGACATAGCGAGACAGAAACTTGAGAAAAAATAATCAAAACGGATTAAGTGGAGGTGTAAAATCAGGGCCACCACCTAGAAGAGGACCAAACCCACAAGGACTAATGCGAAAGGAGTTTAAAAGTGTCAAGCAATACACCAAAAAACTCATACGAAAGTCTTCCAGCAGCGTCTAAAATAATTTTTTTAGCTGGGATATTTGATGGAGAAGGAAGTTTTGGCATTTGGTCAAAAGGTAAGGGAAGAAAAAAAGAATTTGCCTGCACAATAGAGATGACAGACAAAGATACCCTTACAAAATTTGTAAATATGTTTGGTGGTCAAATGTTTTCTTGTAAAATAAGAAAAGCACATCATACACCTACCTGGAGATGGAGACAAAACGGCTACAGGGCTTTTCAAATAATGGATAAAATGATAGAGTTCATGAGTAAACGAAGACAGGAGAAATATTATGTGGTTAAGCGCGATAAAATTGGCGGCACAAGCAGGTACGCACATATTCAAGAAGCGTCAAGAGACCAAGATGCTAATGGCTGATGCACAGATGATGCATGCTAGAAAAATGGCCGATGGACAGGCGGAATATCAGGGCAAATTGTTAGAAGCTCGACAATCGGACTGGAAAGACGAGGCCGTTTTAATAATTTTAAGTTTGCCCGTGTTGGTGCTTGCCTGGGCAGTCGTATCGGATGATCCGACAGCGATGGACAAGGTAAAATTATTCTTCGACATGTTCTCACAGCTCCCGTCATGGTTCACAAATTTGTGGATCTTGGTTGTGGCTTCGATATATGGTATAAAGGGTACACAAATATTCCGTAACGGAGGTAAAAAATGACAAAATTATGTGCAAGAGGTAAAGCCGCAGCGAAAAGAAAATTTCGTGTTTACCCGTCTGCATACGCAAATGCATACGCTAGCAAAATTTGTGCTGGTAAAATTAAAGATCCATCTGGAGTTAAAAGAAAAGATTTTAAAGGACCTAAACCAAGTGGTGCTAAAGTTGGTATGGCAGTTACTGCAGGTTCACAATCAGCTACTGGTAGATTACAAAAATCAGGAATGACCAAAGCTAAAAAAGGTAAGATGATGATTTTAATTGCAATTGGAAAACCTAAGAAAGCTGTAAAAAAAGCAAACAAAGGTGCAATCATGAAAGTTGCAGGCAAATTAGAAAAAGCATCTAAAGCTCATGCAGGTCAAGCTAAAACTTTAAGATCAATTAAAGTCAGAGGTGGCGGTATGGCAATGCAAGGAATGAATTTCAAAGGCGTATACTAATGTATAAGCGAGGTACTTGTTGGGAGGGCTATGTCCAAGCAGGTATGAAAAAAAAGGGAAACAAAATGGTTCCTAATTGTGTACCCTCAAGTTCTGCAAAAAAAATGAAAGAAGGTGGACTAACAAAATGGTTCAAACAAAAATGGGTAGATATTGGGAGCAAACGAGCAGATGGTTCATTCGCAAAATGTGGCCGTTCAAAACAAAAAGCAGATGCGAAGAGAGCTTATCCAAAATGCGTCCCACTTGCAAAAGCCACACGGATGACAAAAGGAGAACGGGCGAGTGCTGTCAGACGAAAAAGAGCAGCAGGTAACACAGGACCAAAACCAACTAACGTGAGGACATAAAATGAAAATATGGATATGGATTAAAAACTTATTTAAACCGAAAAGAATAGAACCAACTATTAGTTCTGTTAAACCAAAGGTGGACTTAACAGGGCTTACAAAAGGTGATATAAAGAAATTAAAAGCGCAAGGTAAATTATAATGACTATTGAAAAAAAAGGTGCAACAAGACAGTCAGCAGATAAAACTGATAAAGCTATCAGAAAATTTGTTTTGGACAATCCAGTATTGACTAGAACACAATCAGTAATTGACAAAATAGATAGAGCGAAAAAAAAAGGCACACTTCCAATTAAAAAAAATAAGGGCGGTGAAATGAAAGATCTGCCACCAGGTTTAAGAAAAGATACAACTACAAGTGCATATGGTGATGCTGGAAGAGGAAGACCAGTCCCAGGATTTTTAAAAGATAGTAAACCAAAAAGACCTCCTATAAGAACTAGACCAGGACAGAATCCAAAAGGAAAAAATGAACCAATAGTTGAACGTGCTCGTAAAGAACCAATTGGTAGAAGAAAAAAAATGAGAGATGGTGGTCTTTGTAGAGGTGCGGGTGCTGCTGTTAAAGGCACTAAATTTGAAGGTGTTTTTTAATTGAATAATTACATAAGATAAGATAAAAAATCTCCATGACAATCCGTGGAGACAGCACAGAATACGAACTCCTTAATAAATGGTGTGGAACCCTTCAATTTTTCGAAAAACCTAAATCAGTCACAACTTGCGAAATAGGTGTAAGAGAAGGTTTAGGATCTAAAGTTATCATGATGGGTATTCAAGATAGAATTGGAAAAGTACCCTATGAACATATTGGCATAGATCCATATAATAATTTAAAATACCAACATTACGATAAGGTAGAACCAACAACAGCAGATTATACAGATGACATGAGATTACAAATGTTGAAAGATTTAGCTCATGAAAAAAATTTTAATTTTTACCATTTTACTGATTTACAATTTATGAATTTATTTAATGCTACAGATAAAATTTTTGATTTAGTTCATTTTGATGGACCACATATGACAAGAGATGTTTTAAGAGAGTCTTTATGGTTTGCTGATAAATCTAGAAAAGGCACTAGATTTGTTTTTGATGATAGTCAATTTTTTGATATGGAAGTCGTAGCAAAAGCATTAAGTTATTGGAATTTTCAAGTATTAGAATCAGGTAAAAATAAAGTTTGCTTACAAAGAGAGGTGTAGTGGATATTGATACAATATCATTAGTTCAAAAAAAAATTAAACTTAATCTTCAACGTCTCAAGGACAACGCTATATATGGTGTTGACACCATGGAGAAACTACAATATGTTAGGGGTCAAATCAGGTCTCTTGAAGACCTGCAACAGGATCTTAAAGACCTGCTGACAACAACGGAGTATGAAGATGAACAAGTCCACGGAGACACCGAAACGGACTGAAGCACTTCTGGACGCTTACAAAGCTAAAGAAGAAATAGAAACAGTCCTAGATCCTAAAGCGATCGATAAATCAACATTAGATAAATTACCAACACCAACTGGTTATAGAATTTTGGTATTGCCTTTTGCAGGACCAAAAAAGACCAAAGGTGGGATTCTTTTATCTGATACAACACAAGAAACCATACAAATGACAACGGTATGTGGCCTTGTGCTTAAAATGGGAGATCTTTGTTATCATGACAAAGATAAATTTCCAAAAGGACCTTGGTGCAAACTAAATGATTGGATAATTTTTAGTAGGTACGCAGGTTCAAGATTCAAAATTGATGGAGGAGAAGTAAGAGTATTAAATGACGATGAAGTCATTTCTACAATTATAGATCCTAATGATATTTTGCACCATTACTAAGGAGGATTAAATGGCTGAAGAAAATAAAAGTCCAGAAGTTGAAATTGATACTGATGGCGTTAATGAAGAAACAATTAGTGTAGAAGCACCCGAAGTATCTAATGAAGCGTTTGAAAAAAAACAAGAAGTAGATCTTGGTTACATAGATGTTAGCCAAGGTGGTAAATCTGCTAAGGATCTACTACAAGAAACTAAGGAAACACCAGAGGAAGTAAAAACTGAACCTAAAGTTGAACAAAAAGAAGAATCAGAAGAAGATCCAGGTCTTGCTGAATACTCTGATAAAGTTCAAAAAAGAATAAAAAAACTTACCTTTCAAGCAAAAGAAGCTGAACGTAGAGAAAGAGCAGCAGTGGAGTATGCCAAAGGTTTAAAAAATAAGTATGAAAGTGCAGAAAAGAAATTTGAAGAAACTGACACTAATTACTTAAATGAATATAAGGCTAGAATAGATTCAGAAAGAGAAAAAGCAAAATCTGAATTAAAAGCAGCTTTAGACTCACAGGATACAGATCAAATTTTAGAGGCACAGGACAAGCTTACAAAATTAGCTGTAGAAAATGAGAAAGTTTCTATGACTCTTGCAGATAAAGAGTCTAAGAAAAAAGAAGTTGAATCACAACCTGCTGAACAAGCAGTAGAGGCTCCTCAACCACCAATTAGTTCAAAAGCTCAAGAATGGGCTACTGATAATGAATGGTTTGGCAGTGACAGAGTCCTTACGTCTGCTGCTATGGGAATACATGAAGATCTCTTAGGGGAGGGAATTGACGCGGAGAGTGATGAATACTATAATCAAATCAACAAACGTATGAAGGAGTATTTCCCTCAGAAATTTGCCGTTTCTACTGAAGAAAAAACAAAAGCTACACCCGTCCAAAACGTGGCTTCTGTAAGTAGAAGATCAGGTGGACGCAAGTCTGTGAAACTCACCAAATCGCAGGTAGTTATCGCTAAGAAATTAGGGGTGCCACTAGAGGAATACGCAAAATACGTGAAGGAAGGAGCCTAATATGAATAAAGTTAAAACTTCACGCGAGTCTGAATCTAGAACTAAACTTTCTAGAAAGAAAGATTGGACTCCACCATCCAGTTTGGATGCGCCAGCTGCACCGATGGGTTATGCCCACAGGTGGATAAGAACTTCTACGAATGGTTTTGAAGATCCAGGTAATGTGTCTAAAAAACTTAGAGAAGGTTGGGAATTTTTGAAAGCTGAAACACTTTTAAGTGAAATTGGTGAACATGATTACCCTGTTATCCATGAAGGAAAACATGCTGGTCTAATCGGAATTGGTGGCCTTGTGTTGGCAAGGATACCGGAGGAGATATTGAAAAGTCGTGCTGAGTATTTTAGAAAAATTACTCAAGATAGAACAGACGCGATAGATCGGGATCTTATGAAGGAGCAACACCCGGACATGCCTATCAATATTGATAGACAGTCTAGAGTTACCTTTGGTGGTAGTCGTAAAAAATAATTTTTTTGCATTACCTACCCGATGTAGCTTGGATTAATAAACTATAAGGAGAAACAACAATGGCTAATGTCGAAGAAAAGTTTGGTCTAAGACCATACAGAAAACTAGACGGTACACCTTTAGCTGGAGCTCAAAACAGATATACGATTGCATCAGGATATGCAGACGCGATATACCAAGGAGAAATGGTTGAACCATTAACTTCTGGAAATATCCAAAGACATGGTCCTAATACATCGGACGCTGTTATTGGGGTTTTTAACGGATGTTTCTACACAGATCCAACTACTCAAAAGCCAACTTACAGTAACTATTATCCTGGTGGCATTGCTGCTAGCGATATTACTGCATTCGTCATTGACGATCCAGATGCAGTATTCTTGATAGATGCTGATGAGGCTTTCACTAGAGCAGATTTGTTTAGAAATTATTCTGTTACAAACACTACTGGTGTTACACAAACAGGAATATCTAAACAGCAATTAGATGTAAG